CACGCCTTGCCCATGATGACGTTGGCGTTCTCGGCGCGCAGGTCCACGGTCTGCGTGCCGAAGTTGTTGCCGTTACCGAACTGGCGGATCCGGTTGTCGATGTCCGTCGAGGACATCCACGAAGCGGCCCGCCGGTACTTCTGCGGAAGCGCCTTCCACACCGCGAAGATGTCCGCGCTGTTGAATGTCCCGTCGGTCGCCGAGGAAACCTGCACGTTCGTGTTCGCCAGCAAGGCGGTCAACAGGCCGCGCGGCTCGGTCGTGCCGTTGCCGCTGGTCATCTTCTGCAGAACGAGTTCGTCGTACCCGGTCGCGAGCAGGCGAGCCATCTCGGCCTGAAAATCGGGCCAGTCCTCTCCGACCTCGATCGAGTACGGGATGAACCCGCGGGCCATGAACGCCGTCACCGTCGGCTGCGCGAGAGTGATCGAGTCGTCTGAAACGGCCGACCCTTCGGCATCGAACGACCAGGACACGCCGGCCGCGCTGATGCCCTTCCATGCGTTCGTGGTGATGTCGACCTGGCGGGCCAGGGTGAGGAACGGGTTGTCCGTCTCCTGGTCGGTCAGGATCACCGAGGGGTCGATGAATACCGGGAGGGCGAACCCGCCGGCGGTCGTGGTGCCCTCGGACTGCGCCCGGTATTCCTCGTACCGCAGCATCGCGGTCTGCTCTTCCGGGGACAGCACGGCGACCGGGCGGGTCATCAGCTTGTGGAACGCGGCCCGGTACGCGTCGTTCTCGGTGACGATGATCCGGCGGGCCAAGTCGGTCTGGCGCCGCGAACGGATCAGCTTGTCGACCTTGTCCAGCGCGACCGTGGACATGACTGCGGTGGAATCGCGGTCCTCGAGGATCGTGAGGGCACCGTCCCGGGCCTCGGCGAACGACATGGACCGCACGTCGATACCGAACAGGTCGTCAGCCTGCTTCTTCGCCTGGGGCAGACCCCGAATAGTCCGGAACGTCTTGGACCTGATCTGGTTGACGCGGGCTGCGCGTTCCTCGAGCTTCTCCAGTTCCGGGGCCAGGACGTCGCGCTCGGTCGTGATCTCGTCCCAGCGTGCCTCCTGTTCCTCGGTGAGGACCGGGGTCTCGGCGAGTCGGAGAATCTCCGGGTCCAATTCCTGAATCCGGGACCGGATCTCGACGAGGCGCGTGTTCTTCGGATCCTGGTCGGCGTCCTCACGGACCACCATCACGGTGTCGCCGAACGTCTTGCGGTGGTGGGCCAGCAGCAACGCCACGCCGCCAGGGGCGCCGAGGTCGATGCCGTGGACCAGCTTCGGGGACTTCATTCGTTACCGGGCCTTTCCGACGCGTAGTCGCGTCACCAGTGCCTGCCGCGCCACCTGCTGGCGGCGTTGCTGCGGGGTCTGTGACGGGTGGCTCTTGGCCGGCGCGTCGTCCCGTTCCGCCGACCGGCCCTCGGCCGGTTCGGTGTCCTGCTCGCCCGGGTGGCCGTCGGCCGGCACGGGATGTTCCTCCTCGAGTGGGTCCTCGAGGTCGTCGTCGTCCACCTCGGCCACATCCGACGGGTGCCCTTCCGGAGCGGGCGGCGCGTCGGTTCTGGTCGCGGGCCGGGTGCCGGGGGCCGTCCCGAACAGGATCGCTCGGGCGATCTCAGATCGGAGCGCCTCGTCACCAGGCAACCCCATCGTCTCACCTGGGCCGCGGCCCAGGGCAAGCGCTGAGCGGACCTCACCGGCGAGTGCGCCGTCCGAGCGGATCGTCCGGGCCAGCTGTTGCGCGCGGACCGACACGCTGGTCTCGGTGTAGGCCGGGAACACGACTGGGCCAGCCTCGGGCATCCGGACCTCGATCAGTTCACGCTGGAGCGGGCCGTTCGGGTGGTCGTCGCCCAGGTAGAGCATCTCCCAGAACGAGTCGTCCTGCGGGGACACCTTGTTCCCGTTCACGTCGGTCCACGCGTCCCGGATCGCGTCGAACCGGAACGACATGCCGGACACCGCGCCGGAGCTGATCGCGTCCCGGACCGGTTGAATCAGCCAGTTGTCCGCGAGTCGGCCGGCGACGGCGAGGCCGGTGTCGTCCTCGGAGAGCGAGTCGTAGGTCCCGATCGGGATGGACCCGATCATCGGATGACGACCATGATCGAATTGCATCACGGGTGTAGTTTCACGCAATGATTTCTTGAACGCGCCCGCGCGGACCGTCTCGTCGAAGATGCCCTCCCAGGAGTTGATCCGCGTCGGCACCCCGAACACCGCCGCATACCCATTCAGAGACAGACCGTCGCCCTGGCCCTCACCAGACCCACCGTCCCGGACAGCAAGCGTGAAATGAGCCGTCCGGAACAGCCCGGACCTCGCCACCGTATTCATCATCCGTACCTTTCTAGGTCGCCGACGGTGCGCCGGATGGTGCCGGTGCCGGCGGATCCGCCGGTTCAGGCCCGACACCCTGGCCGAGTTGTTGCAGCTGGACACTCACATACCCAGTGTGCTGGCCCGTGAGCCGCTTCATATCGCCCGAGGCCACCGCATCCACGGCAGCATCCGGTTCATACCCGCCGTCGATCAGAGTCCGGATCGTCGTCGCGTCCCGCGACGTCACCTCTGCCTGGTCGAGAATGTCCTCTCTCAGGAACGGGATATCCCGATCGTCGTACCAGAGCCGCGACCCACTCGGGGCTGGTCGCAAGCATTCGATAGCGGACGCGAAATCACCCCAGGCCGGACGCGCCCAGGCGTCAACGAAATTCTCCTTCGCCGCCTTGTAGTTGCCTGCGTTGAGGGTCGACCCCTTCAACCCCTCGGACAGACCGGCCAGGGTCACGGGGACCTGTGAGCACCCGGCGATCCGGGTCGCGCCCGCGCCCTGGGTCGCCTCGAACGCCAGATCGTCGAACGACTGGCCGACCGTCTTCACATCGGCCCCGCCACCGAGGAACAGGGTTTTCCCCGCGTTGACCGGGCCCTCATGCTCCTTCTTGTACTCCTCAACAAAATCCCGGAACTGAGGCAGCGTCATCGACGGATCCATGCTCACCACGTACCCCAAATAGGCGCCGGACCGCAGCGTGGCCACCTTGTGAGCAGTCATCGAATTGTCGGCCTCGACGTCCGGCAGACACGGGCTCATCCAGGACATGCCGCGGAACGGCGCGGCCGGGTCCGGGGTCGGCGCGTAATGGGCGATCGCCTCGGGCGGATAGAACGTGGGATTCTTCATCTTGGTCGCATCCTTGTAATGCACGTACCCAAGCAGCTGCTCGCCGACGGGAAACCCGGAAATGGGGTCGACGCTCCCCGAGGTCAGAATGCGCATCCCTGCCGGGTCCAACCGCAACAGATACTGCTCCGGTTGCTCAGGATCCGGGTCAAGAATCCAATACGAGTTACCGGCGGTCGCCGCGTCCAGCTCAGCCCGCTTCAGCAGGTCCCGAGTCGACGCCCCAGGCCACGGGGTCTCGAGCAGGGACAGAGTCGCATCCCCCCACAGGTCACCGGCCCGCCCATTCGCCATCCGCTGATACTGAAACCGCATCTCACTGAAGACAGAAATTCGCTTCGCCTCACAGGTGTAAACGATCGGATTCCCCGCGAAAACGGCCCCGTTGTTGCCCTGGCCCATCTGATAGGCCTGGGCCGGACGGCCCCCGTAATTGACCTGCGACCCGGGCCGGAACATCTGCGACCAGTCCGTGACGCTGATGCCCTGCACGGTCTCGTTCGCGCGCTGGCCGCCAAGTAGGTGCCGCAGCAGACTAGCCATCACTCACCATCCGATCCTGGCGCCGGGGCGCCGTCGACGTCCACACACAGCAACCCCGCCAGGATCAGAACCGCACCAGCCACCGCCAGGGCCGCCGGCGGCCCCCACGCGGCCCACACACCAGCCACGACCAAAGCCACACCAGCCACACACAGAGCCAGGGCCATACCGGCACGTCGTAGTGATCTCATCCCGGCAACTCTCTCACCCGCTGGCCACGAACCCACCGCGCGGCGGAGGCATCGTCGCCAACCCCCACAACGCATGGACCCCAGACAGCAGCGGCGATACATCACCGGCCGACGCCAGCCGATCCACGACCGTCCGGGCCCCGATCTTCCGGGTCACAGCGACCCGCAGCGCCCCGCGGACCTCATCCTGACCGGTATGCCGAACCTGCTCCGTGATCACCGCATCCTCGAAATTCGCCCAGGCGTCGCATACCTCCGACGTCGTCATCACCTTGACCGGGCACGGCGACCGCAGGCCTGCTAATGCCTTCACCAGGTCCGGGGCCAGGTTCTTCGCCGGCCCCACCGAATCCAGGACGACGCACACAGCCCCCTTGGCCGCGGCGATCGCGGCAACCTCGGCGACCACCCACGCCACACCTTCACCCGCCCGAACCACCTTCATCCCCGGCAGGCCAGCCGCATTCGTCCCCGCGAACGACACCGACGACCGCGACCGATCCGGAGTCACATCAATCCCGAGCGCCGGCAGCCCCGACCGCGTGAACCCCGCATCCTGGCAGGCAGCCCAACTCTCCCTCGGAACAACCCAGTCCTCGTCATCGAACTCATCCGGCCACTGATTGCCATACGCCCGCCGGAACCCTGCAATACCATCCTCGATCTCCTCCAGGGCACGTTGCACCGCCCTAGTCCCGATCGTGTGCCCCAACGCAGGCATGAACGTCGGCCAGGTCGCCGGATCCGCCGGATCCATCTCGGGTGGGCAAGACCACTCGAAATACGCTGTGCCACTACGCCGGTCGCCACGAACGTAGGCGCGGCCCTTCCGCATCCGGTTCCGTAGATACGTCCCCGGATACCCCACCGTCGACGAAACCCAGAACTGCGCATTCGGCCGCGTGTTCATGGCCGGTCGCCATGCCGCCTCCACCGTGGCGTCCTTCTGCGCGAACGCCTCATCCAGAGTGCCGTCATCCAGCGTGTCGCCGTGACCCGATGTCGACTGCGTCGCAATCGGCGCGAACGTCGACACGTACAACGGCTTGCCCCTGCGATGCGGGGTGAACAGCAAATGCTCATTCCCCGCCGGTTTCAGCACCCGGAACCGACCCGCCATCAGCGGCTGCGCCTTGAGGTCAGCGACGAACTCCCGCTCCCATTTCTTCTTCGCCGCGATGGCTTTCTGAGCCGCATAGAGCATGTTCTGCCGCCCACCGAGCAGGTGCGCCGTCTCCGCCCTCCACACGATCCGCGGGAGCGTCAGCGTCGTTTTCCCCGACTGGCGTGGCACCGACACATCCACCGCGTCATAGGCCAGGAACCCCGTCTCCGGGTCGATCTCGAGGGCCACGTCCATCACGTATTGCTGCCAGGGCATGAACGGCTTGCCGAGCAGAGCCGAGATGTTCCCAACCAGCGGCCCCCACGTCGCCCGCTCGAAACTACGCGCCGTCCCGAACGTTGGAGGGCACGACGTCGGGTATCCCGAACGGGTTGTCCCCGGCACCACCATCGCCATCGGGCCTGCTCTCTTCCGGTGCACCACCCGTCGGGGGCGGCGGCGTTGCGTCGAGGGCAGCCACCACATCAAGGAGAGCACGCGCAGCCGCGACACGGTCCCGCACCTCGGTCGCGTCGTCGATGTCCTCGGCCAGCCGCTCGGCCACGGCGATCAGCAGGCCCGGCGCCGAGTGCACCGAATCGAGATTGGCCAGGGCGACCCGGGCAGCAGCTGCGACCGGCCCCGCACCCGGCGCGCGGCCACCCGGGAGCGCACGGCCGCCCGACGCGGCACCCGGACCTGTCGGTGGCTTGGGCTTCGACGTTCCGGCCCGCGGCGTCGTCATGAGCGGCATTCTCCCAGGTCAGAAGGGTGCGCGAAAAAAAATGCGGAATGT